ATGCGCATCACGAACGAAATGCGGCAAGACATCATCGACAAATGCGTCAAGGACACGTTTGCCAAACGGACGGCGGCACTTGCTGCGGCGCGCACCAAGCTAGCCGACGCGCTCTACACGCGTGAGTATGGCAAGGTCGCCGCGCTGGTCGCCAAACTACCCGATGGATGGGTGAACTATTACAGCGAATTGTCTATCAAACACCCGGACTTCACGCACCGTAACCGCTACTCGACGCTTGGCCTGGACACACCACCCGAGGCGTCAGCACGTTTCAAGATGACCAAGTCACAGCCCTGGCCGTTGCACAAGCCCGACGTGACGGTCGACAAGGCACACCCGCTGTATGACCGCGCCAAGGCGCTAGCAACGACCGACATTGAACTTGAAAACGAGCGCCGGGCTTTGCGTAGCAAGTTGATCACGCTGCTGGCCAGTGTCACGACCGACAAACAGCTGCAAGAGACGTGGCCGGCGGGCAAGAAATGGTTCCCGGCGTTTGATCCGCCGGTGCGCGCGATGGTGCCGGTCAGCCTGGTCGCCGAGGTGAATGCCATCGTCGGCACCAAATAGCGTCTGCGCGTTAGCGATAGGTTGCGTCAATCATCATTTAACGTTACGCTCCACTGCACATCCCTTTACAGAGATATAAGAAAATGAACACCGTGCGCAGACCTTCCGACTATTCCACACTCCCGCTCGAAGAGTGGACGGTGACCGATCTGACCGACGCACTGACGGTAGTCAAGTCGGCGGAGATTTTGAAAACGTCGCTGCGGGCGATATACACCATCCGCAACACGAACGTGTTGCATGTGGAGCGCACGATGCGCCTGATCGACGCCGTGCGGGCGAACGAAGAGCATCATCGGCGCCAGCTGACCGTGATCCGCAACGCCCAATTCAACCGGGCCGCCGCCGCGCGCGCCTGATCACTTCCCACGCTTTAACGCATCAACAGGATCGCCAAACCATGAAATTTGAATTTAATTCGATCACCGAACTCGAAGAGTTTGTGCATTTTCTTTTTACCACGCGCAACGTGGGTAGCCAGCCTGAACCGCAACCCGCGACGGGTGTGCTGCTTGACGCGCAACTTTTGGTACACGGGCGGGCGTCGCACGAGAGCGCCGAGTCGGTCGTGGGTGCAGGCGGTGGCACTTCGCCGCAAGACAACGCGGACGAGCCGGAAGCTAAGAGCACCGATACACCTGCACCTACCGGCGGCCGTAAGCCGCGCAAAACCAAGGCCGAGAAAGACGCCGAGGCGGCCGCGGCCGCGGGCGGTAGTCAGGGTGGTGCTAGCGGCACGGGCGAACCACCAGTGACGTTTGACCACTCGAACGCCGACACCCAGGCCGAGCGCGTAGCGTCCGTGGTCGCCGACCCGCAGCCACTCGACAACCTCAAGCCCGAGACACCCACCACGCCTACTGCGTCCAGTGCCGCACCGTCGGACGTCGAGCACCTGAAACTCTGCCGCAATTTCATTGCCCTGCACGGTGTTGGCACGTACGAAAAGAGCTTTGCGGCGGCCGGGCTTGAGGGCAAGAACATCATGGCGTTCACCGATGCCGACCGTGCGAACCACGTGAAAGCACTCGACGCGCTTGCGGCAGCCTGATCATGACACTTGACTATTTCATTGCCGAGTTTAACGTCCTGTTTGTACTCGCCGCGCTCGCGGTGCTGGTAGCCAGCTGCCTGTATATCGGCAGCTGGCTGTTCACGCTGCTGGTGTCCGTATGGCGCGCCTGCACCTGGTGCGTACGCTATGCTGCAGCACGTACCGCACGGCGCAATCGCGAACGCGTGGTGCACGTGCCGCCGGCAAAAACACCAGATGCCACCCAAACGGCGCATACGGCGATATTCAGTGGTGGAGGCGGGAGTACTGGGCCGCCTTGTGTATTTCGCGATGCATGCGTAACGGTCGACAAAACAACAGGAAAATAGACAACGTGACGACCCCACCGTGAGGTGCGGTAGCGTTTCTCACTGCCGGCACCCCACCGGCAGTTTCTTTTTGTCACCGGAGCTGCGGCCGGCTAAGTCCGCTGACGTGAACGCACCGCGCATGGCGTAGATAGCAAGCGCCGACGTTAAAGGCTGGAAGGGAACCGCATAGACCGCCGATATGTGCGCGAGTTGGCGCGGGAGGGCTCACTACCCGATCGAACACCCACTTTAACCGGTGGGTTTCTTTTTGTCAGACGACGGCGCCAGCGAGCGCCGCAACGACGCGCGCGATTTGATGGTCCTCGATATTGTCGAACGGCAGCACGGCCGTACCGATCGCCGTCACGGGCCCGGCGTGGGCTAGTGTTGGCGGTATTTGCGGGATGATGTCCCGACCATTGCGACAGGCGAACCATGGCACCGCTTTGGCGATGAGCAGCTTGCTTAGCGTGTCGTCGGCAGACACCCGTGGCGGTTCGAACGCATACACCGGCACCGGCGCCACGTCCGGGCCGCTCACCAGCGCCAGCACGCCCGCGTAGAGGATAGCCATGGCCGCGCCAAGGCTGTGCCCCGCGACGGCTGCTGGCCGCGGTAGCGCCAGGCAAGCTGGCAGGATCACGGCGAGCGCACGGTAGAACCCGGCATGCACGTGGCCCAACCCTTCGACGTAGGTCGTCGTGATGTCCCCGTCCGCGAGCAGGGATTGAAAGTCATCAGTACCCCGGAAGACGTGCACGACGTCGGTAGTGTCCGGAATGGCATAGGCGTGCATACGCGAAGCGCTGACCGACTGCCCTACGGTCGGGGCATCGGCGTAGGCCCGCTGTGCGAGCCGGGCGTAGTCGACGGGCTGCACGTCCGGTTACTCAGCAGGCTCGCTGGCGACCGGCGTACCGGCGGGCGTCACGATGTCCGGCTCGATAGCCGGCGTCTCAGTCAGCGTGGTATGCGCGTCGTCTGCGGTATCGGGCAGCACGGGGTCAACGGTGGTATTGGCCGGCACGGTCGCCGGGTCCACTTCGTCGCCCGTGGTCGCGTCCACCACGCCCGCCGGCTCAACAACCAGCGTACCGGTCGCAATCGCTGCCGCGGCCGCCTCGGTGCCGCCGGGTGCGGGCGTTGCCGCCGCATCGGTCGCGGCATCCGCACCACCGGTGCCGACAACCGCATCCATGTGGCCGAACGGGCCGCTGCTGACGCCGTCAACGGCCGCATTGTCACGCACGATAACGCCGTGCACGAGTGCGGGCAGTGCAGCCGGTTCGTCGTGGGCAGGCTCGTCGAGGACGGTCGTATCCGTCACGGGCTCGGTCACCGGCTCGGTCGGGGTTTCGGTCACGACTGCGGCCGGGGTGTTGGTTTCGGGTTCGTCAGACATGCGCGTTCCTGAGAGTGGCGGGAAGGGTCAGCGTATTACTTGGCAAGTGTAGGCAATGGCACGATTGGCGCCGAGCTGGCCGCGGCCGGTGCCTGCAGCTGCGACTCGACCACGCCCACGACACCGACGGCTAGCTCGGCGATGAGCAGATCCTGCGTCACCTTGGCTTTCTGCGAGGCGGACAACGGTAAATAGTTGATGGTGTCAGCCAAGGCGGGTAAGCCGGTGGTGATGAACGCCTGCACGCTGGCGGTGCTGACCGTCGATGTGCCACTACAAAGCGCGGCGATTACCGGCGCAGCCTTGGATAGGTCGGCGCTGACTTTGGCCAGGTTCGACGCCGGCAAACTGGTGGCAAAGATCACCTGGTACGTGGCGATGTCGTTCTGCACGACCGGGCACACGGCCGCGGCGATCTGCGCCGGTGTCGCGGCTGACGCGGGTTTGATGGTGCTGCAGCCGGCGAGCAGTACGGCCATGCAGACGACGAGGAAAACGGTAAACATCTGGCGGTTGGCACCGGTGACGGTATGTTTCATGGTGGCGTTCCTTTCGTGGTGGGCAACAAGGTCGGCAGCTCCAAGAACATAGGATGCATGCCGGACGGAAGTTTGTTGATCAGCGCCCAGCGGGCAGCCGTGTGTTCGTCGTTGAGGCGTGGCACAAACGACTTGGCTAGCGCCGCGCCGTAGCACACGAAGCCGTCGGACGAGGTCAGCAGGTGGTGCAGTGTGCCGGCGTGACGCTTGCCGGTTTCCTCCCACGTCTCGCGCCGCGCGGCCTGCTCGGGCGACTCGCCCGGTTCGATGTGACCACCCGGCAAGCCCCACGTGTTCGGCGCATCAGCGGCCAGCGGGCTCCGCTTGAGCAGCAGCACGCGGCCCTTGTGCATAAACAAAATGCCGGCCGCGTGTGCCATGGCTTAGAGGTTGGAAATCTGCAGTTGGGCGAACACGAAGTTGGCGACGCCCGGCTGCAGAGTCTTTTTGCCGGCCGGTGCCTTGTAGGAGCGCATGAAGCCGCCCTTGTATTCGTAACGCCGACCCAGCGCAGTCGCTGTGATGACGATGTCCCATCCGAGCTTCGTGCGGTTGGTGAACTCGTAGCCCCACACGTTCTCGAACGTGACGAGGGACGCAGAATCCGCCTGCAGCATGATGGCCAGTGGAACCTCGTTGAACACGAAGCCGGCCGACAGCTTGCCGTCGATGCCATAGCTGTATTCGCCGTTCTCGACGGCCTCAGGATCCCACGCGTCATCGGCCGCCCAACCCTGCAGGCTGGTGGCCGAGGGGTATAGCGCCTCGACGGTCGCGGCCATGACGGCATTAGCGGTGGTAAGTGTGCCTGCCATTGTCGTCAGTCCTTAGATGATCGCGAGAGATTGGACGGTCAACTGCTGAATGCTGCCGCCATCCATCCAAAAGACCGTGCACTGCGGCGACTGGCGCGCGGCGCGCGTCTGTGCCGGTGCCGAGGTTTCGGAAATGAGGACATACCAGCCGCGCGCCTGCAGGTTGGTCGAGATGATCCGGCCCGCCGCATTGTCGACCTGCTGCGCCTGGCTGAGCGACAGCGTGACGCCCGGGACGATCACACCGGCATTCACACCGGCGACCATCACACCGGCGACGGCGCTGTACAGTTTGGTGTAGCCATCCTGGTTGTACGGCAGCGAGTTGTAAGCCAGCATCGCCGTGAAGAGTGCCAGCTGGACCGACTTGTTCAGCCATATCTGGTCGAGGTAGGTATCGAGCCATAGGAATGCGCCGGATACCTTGCCGGGGTAGGCGATGGTCCACTGGTTCGCCGAGTTGGCCGCTGAGCCGATATAGCTGTAGTTATTCGATTCGAGCGCCGCCGCGGCAGCTAGCGTCGAGCAGGTCGCCGCCGTGCCGGCGAGGAACTGCCGGAAAGCCAGCGTGGTGCGGCCATTGATGATGTTGTAGTTGATCGAGGCGGCGTAACCCATGATCGCTGACGCGGTATCGATGCCGCCATACACCGGTGCGGTGCCCTGATACGGCTGTGCAAAGGCGATCGCACCGAACGAGGCGGCGTTGTTCACCGTCAGGTCGGCCGCGTCAGTGTCCCACGCGATGTAGGCGTAATTGAAATTCTGCAGCGTGTTCCACGCGGCGAACGCTTGGCGCACGGACAGCGCCTGCGTCAGTGCGGTCGTGAACGTGCCGAAATTGGTCGTCAGCGAGGTCAGACGGGCCATCGCCGAGGCCGGGGTATCAATCGGCACACCGGCCTCGGCAATAAACGCACCGGACGCGTTCGACAGGCCCACGTTCGCGGCCAGCGTACCGGAGACGTCCGAGGACGTCGCACCGGTGCCGGTAAGCGTGCTGAGCAGCAGGAAGCGATTACGCTGCGTGTCGTAGGTGATGGCGAATGGCGGAGAGGTGAAGCCGGCCGTCATCAGCGTCGCGGCGTTGGCGAACGAGGTCGCGGCGGCCAGGCTGATCGACGCGGACGTGTAGAGCGTGCCATTGACGGTCACGATCAGCGTGCCAGCGGCGAAGGCGTTTAGCTGTGCCAGCGTCAGGCCCGTCAGTTGGGCGCCGTAAGAACCAGCCTGCGTTGCGGCTGCAGCGAACGCGGCGTAAACGAGCTGGTACGGCAGCTGGCCGCCGTTGAGGATGCCAGGGAAGTAGTTGTTCTCCGCGACCGTTTCCGGTGCGGTCGGGCCGAACCACGCCGAGGCGGTGCCGGTCGCAAACGAGGTCAGCAGAAAGCCCGGCGGTACGGACGGGTCGGACGTCAGCACGACGCCAGTGAGCAGTCCGGGGGTGCCACCGGCGCCAATCACGCCCGGCGACATCGACACAAAATGGTTAAGCGGTATCGTCGTTTGCGTGGTCACGATGGATGGGCTCCAAAAGGGTGTAGCAGCGGTGCCGACGCAAACAGGCGCGGTAGGCGCTAGCTTATGGGGCGTGAAGCAGTAATGATATTTACATTAGCGCGATACGTGACGCTTGACACGTACACAAGATATATTTACATTGTGCTTACCGACAACAGCACGAGATAGCGCCATGCCGCACCCGTACAAAGCGCGACCCAAAGCGGCTACGCACGTATGGCTCACACCGCCCGAAATTATAAAAGCGTTGGGCGTTTTTTCGTTAGATCCGTGCGCACAACCGGAACACGAACGACCCTGGCCGACGGCGCTATATCATTATGCACTGCCTGAACAAAACGGACTCACATTACCGTGGTTTAACCGCGTGTGGCTAAACCCGCCTTACGGTAAGCACGCGGCGTTGTGGCTGAAAAAGATGGCCGAGCAC